TACCACTGCTCCTGCTGGATCGGGTCCTGGAACGTGGCGCCGAACACGGCCTGCTGGGTGCTGGGCATGTTGGCGACGCGGAAGACGCCGAACACGTCCGGCCAGATCCGCGAGTACGATGCCGTCTGGCCTTCGTTCGCGGTGTTCTTGCGAGCCTTGCCGACCAGCAGCTCGTCGAGTTCGAAGTACGCCGCGAGCTCCTCGCGCCGCAGGCGGCCCGAGCGGGTGTACTTGTAGGCGTCGAGGATCGTCGGGTGCTTCACCAGCACGTTGTAGACGTCGAGCGAGGTGACGCCGACAGTCATGGACGGGCCGGTACCCATCCAGGTGGCAGCCAGGGCGGTCTGCACGTCGCCGAGCGGATCGCCGCCGGTGGCGCTGTTCCACTGGTCCGCGGCAGCGATGGCGGAGGTGTTCGAACCGAACGCCGTCGAGGTGCCGGCGATGGCGGCGATGCGCATCTCCTGGCGGAACGCCAGCGCGTCGAGCACGTTCATCAGCGGGCTGACGAGCGAGCGGACGGGGTTGTCCATGGCGGACTGCGTCCACGCATCGACGAACTCCTTCAGCGCGCGACGCTGCAGGCTGGTGCTCGTCTTAGTGACGTTCTCGCTCACCTCGTTGACGGTGCCGCGCGTGGCGATCTCGTCGTCGGGGGCCGAGAACTTGTTGGTCTTGTCGTATTCCCAGTACTCGAGAGAGAGCGTGCCCTCGGCGACAGGAACGATCGGCATCACGCGGGTGCCGATGTACTCGTCGTTCGCGTACTGGACGCTGAGATCCTGAAGCACCGGAGTGGTCTGGACTTCGGTGGGCGTGAGCTCCTTCTGGCGCCACGTGTCGTCACGCAGCGAGCGAAGCACCTCGTTGGCGTGCTCGAGCTCCTCTGCGATCTCGTCCGTCTCGGGCCCGTTCTGCAGGTTGCGGACGAGTGCCCGTTGGAGCTTCTCGAACGCGAGCCCCTTCTCGGTGCGCGCGACGTGGTCCTTCTGGCTCGTGAGAATGGCAGACATCTTTCGTCTTTCCTTTCAGTGGTTCTGCTGAGCCAGGCTCAGGCGGCGGTGACGGAGAAGCAACCAGCGGCCATGTTGACGCCGCCGATGTCGCCATCTGCGGTGACGGTGTCCACGGCCTGGCCGACGATGTTAGTGAGGACGGTTCCGCCGCCCACAGTGACGTCCTGGCAGCCGCCGCTCGCAGGGCAGACTGCGGCCCCGGCGGTCATGCCGGTTGCGGTGGAGCGCACGGGCACGACGCACGGCGAGCCGCGAAGCACGACACCGAGGAGTGCGCCAGCTGCCGCCGTCCAGTTCTTGCCGGCCACGCTCTTCGTGCCCTGCTCGAACGAGTAGGCAACGCCGATGTAGAGGTCGTCGTCCGAGTCACACTCGACGATGTAGCCGGCGTCGAGCATGACGGGGACGCCGCGGCGCACGGTGTTGGCCGCCTTGACGGTGTACTGCTTGATGAAGTTGGGATCGACCTGAGTTGCCTTCGTGGTCATCTCGATGGTTTCCTTTCAGGCTGTCAGGCGATCACGCCTGGCTGCGAACGTGGGCAGAGAGGGCGGAGCCCTTGCGCTTCGGCGCGGGCTTCTCGGCATTCTTGGTTTCGACGGCCTCGTCGGCGATCTTGGCCTTCGCCGTCTTGAGGTCGGGGCGGCGCTCCATGCGCTGCGCGAACGCCTCCTTGCCGAGGCGCTTGCGGTCCTCGCGCACGTCGTCGAGCTCGGCCGCGTGGAACTTCACGCCCACCAGGGCACCGAGCTCGGCCTCGATAGCCTCGTCCTCTGCCATGGTTGCGCGTTCGACGGCCGCGTCACGCTCCGCCTTGAGCGCATCGACCTCGGACCGCAGGTCCGCGATCGACTTGGTGGATGCTTCGAGCTCGGCCTGGGACCTCTCGCGGTCGTCGGCGAGCTTCTTGTTGGCAGCCTCGAGCTCCGCGAGCTTGGCCTTGAACTCAGCTTCGGTCATTTCGGTGTTCTCCTGGCCGCTCGCGGCCGGTTGGGTGTCGTCGAAGAGCCCCCGCTGGGCGCACTCCTCTGCGCGCTTCGCCAGGTAGGCGCGACGCTTTTCTCGGTCCTGCATCTCGTTCGCGACGGCGTTGGCGTTGGCCTGCAGCGGTGTGATCGAGAACTCGAATAGTTCGTTGTCGGCGAGGACGTAGCGCTCCTCGCCGTCGTGCTTCTCGCGCCGCACGTCGTGCGGGTAGAATCCGACCGAGCCGCCGCGCAGAAACCCGCCCTTGACGAGCCGGAAGACGCGCTCAGCAAAGGGGTTGATCTCCTCTGCCGCAAACTCGACGGTGCCGACCAGGCGATAGCCTTCCTTCTTGTTGCCCTTGCGCTCCGGCCCCTTGACGACCCGCCCGATCGGCAGCGTTTCCTCTTGCTTCAGCGAGCCGAGGAATCCGTTCGCGCGGTTGTGCCCGTAGAGAACCACCGGGTTTTTCTTGAACCGGTCGAGGCGCCACGACTGATCGACGATCTCTCCGTAGGAGTCCACGGAGTCGTCAGACATCACGTACTCGACGGTCCGCGCGTCCTCGTTCACAGCAAGGATGTGCAGATCGGCAAACGCAACGTCGCGCTGGTCGCTCTTCGTCGTCATCGGGTCACCGCTGCCGCCGCTTGGCGGTCCACGTATCCGGGGCGGTGCACGCGCTTGCCGCGCATCCAGTCACGCCTCGTCGTCTTGGTCGTCGTCTTGGTTGTCGTCTTGGTCGTCGCCGAACTCGGTCGGGTCGGACTGATCTTCGGTCTTGCCGCCGCTTCCACAGATCGGCTCCCCTTCCTTCGGCTCTGGTGCGCCGATCTCATCGCGCACCCACGACTGCGGGATCGCCACCTTGTCGGCGAGCTTGTCGATTGCGTTCGACAGCGCCGTGATGTCAACACCATCCTCGGTGTGAAACCGGAAGCGACCAGGTCGTGCGCTCGGAAAGTTGAATGTGTAGAACGGTCCGACGACGTCTCTCGTCAGCGCTCCAGCGGTGTCGGTGGCGTCGCCTTCGCGGACGTCCTTGCGCACCGCGTTGTGCACGTCGCCCAGCGAGCGGGCCCCTCGAGCGCCGGCCTCGATGGTGAGCGTCTGGCCGATTCCGGCCTTGCTCATTTCCATCCCGAGGAACTCGACAAGTTCCTTGTGTACGCTCTGCAGGTTGGAGCCGGAGGACTTCGGCCACTGGATGTCGAGGTCGACCGTGTCAGGCTTCACGCCGGCGCCTGTCGCCGTGATCGTTTGGATCATCGCCTCGGCGAACTCGCGATCCTTGTCGTCGACTGACTTCTTGTAGGTGGCGATCCGCCAGGGCTTCCAGCCCATCTCACCGGCAAGCAGCCAGTCGCGGATGCCCCAGTTTCGGAGCACCGCCATCCACACGAAGATTCTCGCAAGGCCTTCGCGGACCTGCACGTCGCCGTTGATGCGCGGCAGGCGGTAGACGAAGTTTCCGGGTCCGTATTCCTCGAGTAGGTCGATGCCGTCGGCCTCGGGGGTGCCGCCGGACCGCTCGATGAACAGGAGCTTTCCGTCAGACTGGCGGAACCCAAAGCGGCGCGAGTTGATGCGCTTGACTGCGATTGGCGCCTCTAGCCCCTTTGTGGGGCCGAAGCGATGGACCCGCCAGATCAGTTCTGCCCATGCTCCGGTGGGGAACAGGCAACCCTCACCCACGAGATGCGCGACGAGGACCGTGAAGTCCTGGCAGTCCTTCAGCGCCGCTTCGCACAGCGCCGCCTGTTGCTTCTCGGCGTCGGTTGCGTCCGGTGGAGGATCGATCGACCAGTCGAGAGCCGCGACGGCGAGCTCGCGCATCCCGAGGACCGCTTGCATGTGGCCGTCCTTCTGACGGCACTCGTGCACCAGGTCCACGAGCATCGCCGGGCGCCCCTGGTCGGCGTCCCGGATGATGTTCGACACCTGCTGCGGCGTCAGATTCGCGCCGATGCGCGTGAACTGACTCCAGAGCGGTGACTCCGGGATGAGCGTGTCGCCAAGCCTTGCGACCGCGCCCGCCACGGCCCGCATGGCTCGCGCGACGATGCTCATTGGTGCTTACTCGAGAACCGTGATGCCGACGTCGGTGGTGTCTGCGTAGATGCGGTATGGCGAAGCTGGAGCGACCAGGTACGCCTGCACAGGCATCGAGTCCGTGATGCCGTCGGGGTATCCGACCTTCACGGTTCCATCTGCAGCGGGGTAGAAGACGAGGCGCTGGTCGACGCCGTTGCGGCGTCGCCGCCCGATGCCGCTGAAGCCGAACGCTAGCGTCCCGCCAGCAAGTAGCTGAGCGGGCACATCGATCGAGGTTAGCGTGTCGAGTGGGCCGTCGGCGATGATTGTCTCGTCGCCGTTCGCATCAGTCAGGGTCGCAGATCGGGTGACGCTTTCGCCTCCGTAGGTTCCGTGGAACTGGATCGCGTCGGTGGTGTTGTAGGTGGCTGCGTTCGCCGTGCTGGTGACGCTCGGGTAGCGAGGCACCAGCATCTTCGCGTCGGTGCTAGGCCCCGGGTTGGCAAGCACGCCGTCGAGGTCTGCGGCCGAGTAGGTCACCGCGCTCGTTGGCGTCGCGGCGGCCGACTTGAACGCATCCACATCGGCCAGGTTCGCCGCCGCGGCGAAAGTCACGCTGCGGCGCCCGGCGAGCGCTACGCTAGTCCCGTGGCTCATGGGTTAGCTCCGGTCAGGAATCAGGCCCAGGATGCGACCGGGCCAAAGGTGCAGTGATGCAGGAAGGCGCCCGCGTCGCCGCCGGTCCCGTCGGTGTTCGTGATGGTGAGAGCTTCGCCGGGAGCGAGCTCGAATCCGAACGTGAATCGGTCGCCCAGTGAATCCTTGGCGGTGTACTCGGCCGCAGTCGCGTAGGCATCCGCGGTCGTGCCGTCGCCAGCGCTGAAGGTCGGGGCCCCGCCACCACCGTTCACGATCGCCTCTGTGCACTTCACGTGACAGACGCCAGCGAGGTAAACGCCAGTCGGGGCGGTGACGAGCACGAGTTCGCTCGCGTCGTCGTGCGTGGACGTTCCCCATGCAGCGGTTGCGCCGTCCGCGATCTTCGCCGCCGTCACCGCATCGTCAGGGTCGGCTGCAACCAGCCAGCGCCCGGTCCCCGCGTCAGGTGCGAGAACGGTGGAGCTTGCTCCCGTTGCGCTGTCGGCGTCGAAGAT